GCATATATCTAAGCAGAAAACGATAGAGTGCCATTTGCCTGAGATAACCATTAAAAGCACATTCTTTGCCCCAATCCAATGGGTCATAAGAAGATACTGTTTTGACATCGACTAAGAAATTTTTCTCAGGGCAATAGATGTCAGCAATGAATTTAAAATTCAAATCCTGCCCATCGAATGGAACCTTGATTAAAATTTCTTTCTCTTTAACAGCGGTTGGAGAACTCAAATAGTATGCTGATGCCGAATTGTCAGCAATTGCCGAAAGCATTCGGTTTGCCATTTCGACATCATCATGGGTAATGGCAATCTGGTCAGCGGTCAAAGATTCTTGAAACTTCTCCCATGTTTCTTTCCCTGCCTTAGTTCTCTTGTCCGCTGTTGGAGCAACCTTGAACTTTTCATCGACAGTATCTGGTTCAAGTAGCATTGCATGGACTAAAGAACCTAATGCCATGGCTGGAGAAGATTCACGCTGATGAACTTTTTCCACATACTGTTTCTTGTAAAGCACAGGATTTTTCCTGTAGGTTTCAAGTCTACTGTGAGATACATACTCAATGGGTATCATATGGTTTCCTTTCCTTTAAGATAATTTTCCAGTATGGTCAGAATCTGTTTGTTCAAGCTTCGATTCGACCTTAACGCATCGACCACAAGTCGTTGCTTCAAGTCTGAGTTCGGATTGAATACAAGCAGAAGTTTTTCCTTTGCACCCTTGGGTAAGGGTTTTTTTCGATTCACCGATCACCTCCTCTAACTCTAATAGTTCATATTGCTCAACCACATAACAGTTGGGATATGTGCTTGAGTTTAATCTGTCCTGCTTAAAAACTTCTTTGGAAGAAACAAACCCCCGAAATGTATACAAGAAATCGCTTTCTCTAGTCATTAATGCATATACATCTACCGAGTTTGGTTTTTTCCATTTAAGAACCCTTAAGCATCCGAATGAATTCGATGTTGTTTTTACATCGATTTTCATTCCATTTAGAACACAATCACCAAGATCGGTTCCATCTTTAGATGATTTTACATGAGTTGTAAAATCCGGCATGAGATTGAATATTTTGCAGAAAGCAAATTCTCCAGAAAAACCAAGATAATCTAATTCGACTCCATCTGCCGATGACAATTTAGATTCTTTGGTTTCAGTAAGTCTGGATTCTTTTGCTTTTGCAAAAGCGATCAATCTGCATATCAAAGACTCCTCATGGGTCAAAGAAACAGAAATTCCTTTCATGTAAACCTCCTTGCTATAATCATATACGACAAATCAAAAAAGGCAATATAAAAAATATATCAAAAAAATATCACAAAAGGATTGACAGTATAAATTCACGAACATATACTCTGAGTGTATGGAGTGTGTGTGGTGTGTATGGAAGCGAGAACGATGTGGGTAGCAGACGGAAAGGAAACATATCTGAGGAACAACGACTTCTAAATGAAGTCCATCTACCATGTCCTCATCCTCCAGGTTCGGAGGAAAAAATATTATGGATGGCAGTCAGACTAACTCTTAGCTTGCCACTTCATCTGGCCGGAGATCATTCTATTCCAATTCATCCACATGATAAGAATAAGAATGACAGGTCAGTATCTCACAATGCAGAACCAAAAGATTTTTTTGCAGACTTAGACGAAGATTACTAAGCGTATCCTGCTGGATACATCCACGACTTGTTGTCGTATTCCATAAGTTGGGAATCTTATGGGAGTCCAGCAGGTATTTTTTCAAGGAAGGAATACTATGTCATTTAATTTTCCAACAGAAAGGTTGGTTCCAATGGCTGAGATTGAAGTGATTGAAAAAGAAAGAGTCGGTGGCCTGATCATGAAAGATCAGGAATTTACTGTTCAACTAGAAATACTAAAAGATGTTTTCTTTAGTGCTGTTTCCGGTGGTTTAGGTTGGGCGATCAACAACTGGCCAGAAATCAGCAAAATTTCTGGTCCGTACGATGGTGTGTACAGGATAGATTGTGTCTGCAAATTTGATTCGCAACATTTCTTGAAATCAACAGAAGTTGAAACTTGCTTCATGGTTCCAGAAAATGCTTTCCTTGATGCACTCTGCTACGGATTAAAACGCATCATGGGCAATGTGTATTCTGTGTCCGTCAAGAACATCTGGTCATCCACCGATAGTGCAGATGTAATCATAACTTTTAAAGCAAAGGGTCATGAATAATGAAAATCGAAAAGCCAGTTAGTTTCGGATCAACTAATATGCCGAAGGCAGTAGTATTTGGTGCTGAAGGATCAGGTAAATCAACACTTGCAAGCAAGCTTGACAAGCCATTGATACTTGATGTAGAAGGTGGCCTGTCTGGCCTTGATGTAGACATTGTTCGTATTACATCTTGGACAGAATTTGTAGCAACTATTAAGGAAATTGCAAAAGCTACAGATTTTGCATACAGGCATATTGTTGTGGATTCTTTGACTGCTCTAGAACGACTGCTTCATCAGCACATATGCCAACAGGATGGAAAATCATCCATCGTGTTGGCAATGGGTGGATATGGAAAGGGTCTAGTCGAGGCAGTAACACAGATCAGTTTGCTAATGAATTCTTTGGCAGGAAAAAAAGACCTTGGTGTTTGGTTCCTATGCCATAGCACCATCAAGCAAGTCAAAGACCCTACCAGAGAAGAATATGCATCGTTTGGTGTTCGTGCCGAAAAAGCCATGAGTGAATGGGTTACATCTTGGGCAGACCTCGTTGGTTTCCTAGAGATTGACCTGATGATTGGAGACGATGGAAAACCCATTGTCAGAAAGGAAGGAACGGAAGTACGGAGGACGATAACAGTAACTCCAAGGGGTGGATTAACAGCAAAATCCAGAATCCCAACCCTGACTGGAGTTATTCCGGTTGACCAGTTTGTTTCAAAAGTAAATGAAATTTTTTCAAACAACAAGAAAGAAGGTAAGTAAACATGGAAATTTTTTCACAAGAAGAGGCAAGAGAAATTGAACGAGATCGTCTGTTGCCAGCAGGAGTGTATCCTGTGACGATCATGGGTTGCGAAATTAAAACCAAAGACGACAAAAAGTTTTTGAATCTTAGGTTGCAAATTTCCGAACCACATGAAATGGCAGGAAGAAATGAATTCTTCAATATCTACTTAAAGAATGGTCATCCTAATCCAAAGGTCTGCCAAATCCATGCAAGGATTCGTCAGTCGCTGGACAAGGCACTTGGATTGGAATCTCTGACCACAGATTCGATGATCGGCCAATCATGCCAAGTAAAAGTTACCAATTCAGAAAGCAAAGATGGGTCAGCCGTGTTTGCTAACATTGAAAAATTTTTACCAGCATAGTTGAAATACTCTCATGTTGTATCGTCTGGATGTCGATAAAGGAAGCACAGGAGGTGCAGCATGAGAGTATGTTTTTTGTTAATCATAGTTGGTCTGGCCGGATGCCAGTCAACTAGACAGTCTTTCGAAACTGGAGCATCGACAACAGCAATTGCCGGTTCTCCAGTTATCGAAAAAGTTAATTTAGACATTAAATACCGAATGGAGTGGTAATCATGCAGGAAGCAACGATTAACAGCATTGTTGAATTAAGGTCAGTAGTGACAAAGGTTTTTGGTGAAGGTAGTTTTGTCGAGCATCTGGAACGAAGAGGATTTTCGAAAACCAGAGTATGCACAGTTGTAGACACAGATTGGACGCAAGATGGAAATGAACTGGTGGCAGCACATTGGACAACAGACCCAGAACCAGTCATAGAGAAGTTCTTTTTTCCTCCAACATGGAGCAACAAAGAATCTTGGAAAAACATTTTTAACACAGATTATCCAGAATGTGCAGCAGACGGATTGGACATTGCGTTGTGGACTCCAAGGACTCCTCACAGGATAATCATGGAAGATGCAAACGGCATCAGGACAATAAAAGCGATTGATACTGATCCTGTAATGCGTGTTGAGGAAAAGAAACTTATCCCTAAACGACCAGTTAAAAAGCCAAAACCAAGGGAT